TTATCCAAGATTCAATAAACTCTCTTCTATTACGGACCATATGTTCCATATAGAGTTGGATCTGAGTATTAGAAAGTCCTTCCATCTTCAAGTCAGATCGAGATTCTGTTGGAGCTGGTGGTACGAACTTAGAATCGACCACCCTTAGGGCCTCGCCTGTTTCCCACTAGTTTCCTGGTTACTGTGGCCTTGCGAGCGTTCCCCCTGCGAGCTGACTTCTGACGTATGGTTACTCTGCGGCCTCTCTTGGTCGGCATTAGTTACCTCTATTGCTTGGTGTGGGTCGAACATTGGTCCAAACGAAGGGCTGTCTTTGGCGACAGCGTTTATAGCCTGCATAATGAGAGTACGATTGCCATGTAATTCTGATTCTGTACCCTTCATGTAGGCGGTGATCGCAGTAAGTGCAGCGGGGGTGTACTGAGCCCGAATAGTACGCAAGTACCGATGGTCCTCAACTGAGAGGTTTTCAGGTTCAGATACTGCCTTCTGTAGCACAGTGCCATCATACTGCATGGTGAGCCGCCAATTACGCATGTAGTCAGCGTAGGCGAAGTCACGTCCAACTTTTTCTCTGAATTCGTTGAGTCCTTGATTATCTAACTCCTGGAACTCTTTGTCATTAGCGTACCATGAATATAGCGTGCGGTCCGATCGAGATACTAAGTCCAGCGCTTCCCGTTTATTGAATCCTGCTCCTCTGTACCCCATATAGGCAGTTTTTGCCGAGGAGTCCTGCCAGTAGGGTGAAACGGATTCTACGACAGCGGTCGCTTCTTCGGTCATTTGGGTATCTGGTTCAGGAGTCAGGGACCCTATAACCTGGGAAGCAGCTGGTGGAGCGGCCGGTGGGTAATCCACAGGTAATCCTTATAATCAGTGTATATTGGTATACATCAAGACTATCATAGGTGGTTGTGTATGTCAATATTGTCCCTCAATATATAACAGGTATGTCTGACCTAGTTGACAAAGTTGAACCATTGTGTTATACTGTATATATAATACACGATATAGGTTAGGTGAACAAATGGATCTATGGCCAGCTATAGCAAATAGGGATTACTCCTGTTTCAAGGATGATTGCCAGCGTTCTGGTATTATAGATAAAGATTTTGAGTGTGTTCAGTCCAGGATAGAACGTAAAGTGGTAGCTTGGCACCCTGAATGTTGGTTGGTAGACGCATTCCGACTGCTTAGAGAGAATCCACGTCAAGCTCCACAACCAGGTAGGCCACCATTGGACCTAAATCCCCAAGATCGTAACAAGAGAGAGAGAATTATCCGCCATAGAGCAGCTTATAAGCTCCGACGTAGCGATTATCAAGATCGCCTACGACATTATGCGGAAGGATCCGTACAACACCAACGGTATACCTTGCTAGTGCAGGTTCAAACTCTCAAAATGGATGGGTTTTGGTGGGAAATACAAAATCTTGGCGGCGCACCCCCAGCCTGGGACCGCCCAGCCACAGAAATAGTAAAGGTATAGTCGAATCTGGTGATCTGGAAACATTGCGATTACTATCCATAAACTTTTTTTTAGTATGATAGATCGCATGGGGGGTGTAGAACATATGTTCTTTGTGACGGATTTCACAATGTTCTCGACAGCCCCTTTGTGATTTTTTTCACAAGCTGGATTGTGTGAAACTTTTCACAAAGTCCTGGGGACATTGTGATCTTTTTCACAAGCACATGGGGACATTGTGATTTTATTCACACCTGCTGTGATCTTTTTCACAAGGACAGGACTTTGTGAAGGATTTCACAAGCACCATCTTTGTGAAATAATGCACAATATCCGAAAAGCAAAATTATACGAGGATCTACGAGCATCGACTAAAATCTATTATCATCTGCGGATATAGTCCAGAAAGTACGATTTGACATGTATCACGATCTCGTGTAACTTTGTATATGTCGAGATTGATATTGATATCACGATACCCGTTATTGACGGGTCCTAAATTGTGATATGCCCGCTTCGATCCTTGACATTGTGTTCTCGATCTGATAATCTGTTGTTGTTAGGAATTGAATATGTCCTTCGTCACGGTTAAGAAACGCCGTTCGATGGGCTCACGTATACCCCTACCTGGTCGCCGTGTGTTGCCAGAAGGACCGTATAATGATATGGTTGATCGTAGAATCCGCCGCCGTATTGATACACGGCTGGATACCCTACGGGAAGCCCAACGTGAACTCAAAGCACGGGTGCTCGCTGAAATGTGGGCTGAGGAAGATAATAAAATAGGCCTGAGATTACATAGGCGATAGTCCAGATTGGCCAACGGGCGACCTTGACAACCCGTACCATCCTATGATAGCCTGTTAGTACAATAGAATAGCACCGGTCCCAGACATGACCCTAAACTATCTACTATATCACGCCCGGTTGGGTGTACCATTTGACACGGCGTCGAACCTGTGATAAGATGGTGACATGATGATTCAACAACAAAGTTGAATTGACCATTGGAAATGGCAGCGTCCAGAGGTACGCAATCAAGAAGGAAAACTGAATATGGCTGACAAAGTTCAGGTACCCGAGATCACCACGTCGGTGGACGAGGAACGTGCTTCGATACTCGAGAAGATAAAGTCTGCTAATGAGGCTCTCGCTGTCTTGGATAAGACCAAGGCCGAGGAAACCGAAGCTGCTCTCAATTCCATGCGTGTGGATGTCGTTCAAGAAATTGAAATGGATCTGCTTGCTGCGCTGCCCGAGGATGTGTTCGCAAAGATCGCATTAGTTGGGGCATCCGGTATACAGATCGTTCAGGCACCCGATGCTAATGACCCAGAGGCACCCGCTGTCTCAACGGTCAGGCTGATCACCGTGGCCCCTAAAAAGGCCACATCTACTTCAAATGGTTCCGGTGGGGGCGGGTCAATCCGCAGACGCCGACTGCCAGATGGGTTCGAAGGGACTCTCGCTGAAGTAGTTGATCGTGTTGGTGTTCCTGCTGACTACGTCCAGAAGATGGCCGATGCTGAAGGTAACAACTCGAAGCTGTGGCAACTGAAGGACCAGATTGCACGGAACGCAGGCGCTGTAAACGTCTAGTTGGTTGGTGTGTGGGGTTAGCTGCCACCCCATACATCCACTACCTAGAGGGTATGCGATGTATACCTTCTAGGCTGTGACAACTGTCATAGTCTGATGTGTCCATCTGGACAGGTTCCCTAATAAGGGCCACTGAGTCCTGTTTGTTAGACCTGGCCGGTCTAGCGATCGATTCCAGGATTCATAAGCACCACCTATAAGGGGCTTAGTACTACCCCTAAGGATGGGCATATCAGACTGTGACAACAAGGTCACGAGTAAGTAGTAAGTAGAGAGGATTGCTAATATGGATGGCAGGGACCTACTATCCCTGTTCATGGAACATGCGTCACCTATGCAGGTACATGAGGTACTACATGATAGTCCTCACCTCGCCTGTACTTGGTGTCACACGATCCTGAGCAGGTACATAGACCTTGAGTTACCTGTAGTTCATATGATCTAATGGCCTATGACCGGTTCGGTGGTGAGGCTGGGATACATTTCCCTAAAGGAATCAACCCTAACTATCGCTCACCTATTAGGACCAAGCCGCACCTTATGAAAGAGGTACGGGCTCTGTTCGATCTCATCCTTGAGACTGAGGGCATAGACCCTGGTACATATGAGATTGAGTTCACTGGCAAATCAGGTATGAACCTGAAAGGTCAGGCCCGTTTGCGGGAAGGTCTTATCAAGGTACACGATAACAACCTTGTCACTATGGTCCATGAGACTGCCCATCTCTTGGCCTACAAGTACCACAAAGATAAAGGGCACGGGTATTACTTCAAGTCCATCTTTGAGCGACTGCTCTGGGAATGGCGTGACCATATAGTGAGACCGTCAGCTAACCAGGTAATGGTTGTGGCTGATGAGTACGAGGTGATGTAGCCTATGGACAATGTAGACAAAGCGTTGAGTGACCTTGAATTAGCCGTGTACTGGCTAGTAATGAAGGACTCATCCAATGCAGAGGCAGCCATCGCTAGTGCTGTAACCTCACTAAGGGGTGAGAGGTATGAGAGGGCGACGGGCTCTCTTGACTTTGAAGTAGGGAAGGATAACTAATGGACTATAAGTCAGCCGTGAGGCTGGCCAAGTCCTTAGACTCGAGGTCTTACCTTCACCGTAGTGTGAAGCTTGACCCTATGTATGGACTGTACTATGTCCATGCAGTACTGGCCAATGGGCCAGACAGAGGCAAGTCTAAGTACTGGCATAGACATCCTACGTTGGGTGATACCATCAAACTACCTGGATAGTTCACACTTGAGGTTGGTGAGAGGGGGTGATATACATGAACTAACCGACCTGTAATTACAATGGGGTGCTCGACTTATACCCCTACATATGCCTGCATCCAGCTCATGGCTAAGTCGCCGGGTTGGATGCAAGGTAGGGTGAGGGACCTAGCCCTGAGCGGTCTGCTCCACGCTACCAAGGTACTCGCTCCCTTGCAGTACCAGTCAGTGGCCGTGATGGTCCTTCATCCTACCCTGCATAACTTGCAGGTTAGTAGTAAGTAGAAAGGAATACTATGTTAGTTGTCGCTAAGTATGGCGGCAAGACTCATGGTTCAAGACGGGTAGAAACAGAGTACCTTAGGGATAACACCATCCGTACCAAGAAGGTGATCACCTTCTGTGGTATATGGGAATATCTTGAGGCACCTTGGCTGGGTAAAACACCTAGGTACCTAGTACGGGACTATCCAGAGTCTGTCGGAATTGAGGCTCTCAAAGATCAGTTCAAGCCTAACCTCTCATGCGGTAAGTGCTTTGGATAACAACAAGGTAATGGCCGTTGGTAAGTACAAAGTGCCAGGGATACCACCATATAGATGTTACACAGGTATCATCGAGTTTGATTGGGGTACTATTGAAGGGAAGGTGGATAGCACACCTACCGGATGTGGTATGTGGTTCTATACACTCGAGGAGTGGATGGGACATACCTGTGTAATGGCCGAGTACGTCTAATGGAAACTTGGCCTAGCCATGGTGGATCTCAGCGGCGTCTTCCCACCACTGCCAATCAGTATGATAAACCTCATATAGGTTGGATGGATGGGCGGACTATCGCACCACTACCGGACTTATTCTTTGATGAGTTCGTGGCTTACAGTACAATAGAAGAACGAAACACATACCGTACGCTAGCAGATAGTATCAACCCTATACCTGTGCCCGAACGGTTAGACATAGGACAGATCACATACTCAGACGCCGACATAGAGGCGTGGCATAGTTTGTGGGATATGTTCTGTGAAGTGATACGGAAAGATAGCTAATGACAATAGAAGAATATTGGGCCTTACATACTGAACGTGAGGACCATTGGACACCTGAGACCTGTGTACAGTGCCTGCACTGTGCTGAGATAGGTGACAGACGGTTACTGGAGGGTAGGAATGTATAGGGTATACGTCCTCGATGGCGGGGATGATGTGATGTACTCGGTAATAGCCGACTCACTATCACTATGCTTCCAAGCCATAGCCTTTCAAACTGACCTGTTACCTGGTAATAAGGCTCAATCATATAGGATAGAGGCACCACCCACCCATTTGAATAGGGTCTAGGTACCTTGTCTTGATATGAAGTAGGGATTGTGAGCTGTAGGTTATACAAATGAAGCGGAGCTCACTCGGGTTGGTAGGGGATAGCCAATTCACTTGACATACAGAGGATGGGTGCGAGGTACTATGGAGGTAGGCCCTCGTACCTATCAACGGTAGGTTTAGTAAGTAGAAAGGAATACTATATGCCTGCTAGAAAACAGTCCACTAAGGACAATCAGACGGTCAATGATAGGACTATACAAGGTAATGCCTTGTTTGCCTCTGACTATCTGAAGTTGTGTAACCAGGCAATCGCTGATGGTAATATACCATTGGCTCAAGTGCGTGCAACCCAGGCTTTGGGTGCTGGCATGGACACGGTGACCTATCACCTAAGGTCCATCAAGGATGAGGGGCTAAGGATAACCATGCCCCGAGGAGGTTGGTCATAGACCTACTGATAACCGGCTCAAGGTCATGGACTACCTATGACCCACATGGGAAGGCTATCGAGCAGACACTCGTGGACCTAGTACACCCTGAACCTCACACTAACATAACCGTCCATCATGGCGGGGCTGGTGGTGCTGACCTTATGGGTAGCCTAGCTGCTACTCGACTGGGTATGAAGGTCCATGAGTGGCCTGCTAACTGGCCTGAATATGGACCACGGGCTGGGGTAATACGGAACCTGCAGATGTTGAGGTTCGGCCCATGCCCTAACCACATCATAGCCTTCTGGGATAGGTTCTCTAAGGATACCTTACACATGATAGGATTATGCCTTGAAAGGTATAGTTACTCTGTGCTAGTAGTTTATCCTTGGCAAACTAAGTTTGGTGAAACTTACTTCGAGAAGGAGGTAGTCGATAACTTGTTCCAACTTACTGTGATTGCTAACCGTCACAAGATTCACGAGCCTGAACCAACCATTGTGGTTAGCACCGACCCAAATGAAAACCCATGGAATAGAGAGGACGATGCAGATGGCGATGAAGATCAAGAGGGCTAGTGCCGTTGACCGTATCCATAATCAGTCAGGTACTGAGTGGATACTAGTAGGTGATAAGCAAGATCTCATTGACCTGGTTGAGGTAGTGAAGTCAATTAGACCATTGAATGTGGAATCGAGGATGAGAATCAAGGAGATACTCGATGCCCTTGGACCACTTGCTGACCACTTTGAGATAGCCCGTAAGGACCAAGGCTAATCAGATAAGTTTGACATTTATGACCACCTGTGTTATACTTGTATGTGTAGGGGGAACATGTAAATCCAGATGTGTGTTGTTCCTTCCTACATAGCCTACCATAGAAGAGGATTGCAGATGTTATATAGGAAAAGTTGTCCCCATTGTGGGACTGGTGACGTCAAGTTAGTTACCTGTGACCAGGTTCCAGAGGAATATGGTTCAACCCTTGAGTGCATCCAGTGTGGCTGGACTAAGCACGATAAGGAGGGGTCTCCTCGACGTATAGAGGAAAGAAAAAAAGAGGGAAGGGCTCCCGTGGTACTAATGTCTCGCTACACCGTAAGCGAGGGTGAAGGGTACGAGGTACTCTGATGGTATGTGATAGCTGCCTTACTAATATAGTACCTGGTAGTAACAGTTATAACTGTGATGGGTGTAACCTATCATGGTGTAATGAGTGTCAGGACTCAGAGATCCTTACCTTCAAGGCTGGAGTAATGACTCGTAAGGACAGATACCCTGGCGGTGAGGTACCTAGTATACAACATGCCATTGATATACATGGATGGGTAGACTAGTGACTAACTTATTTAGCGAGGGTGAGGTAGACAAGGGTTGGCCCGCCAAAGACCATGACCCTGAACCCGGAGTCGGTCTGCAATCCTCCTCCAATGGGTTCCCTCACCCTCCATATTTATTTCAGGACTGTGAGGTTATAGATACCTATGTCACCTATCAAGATCAATATGAAGCGGTATCATCTGAGATGGTGGGCTAAACTATGGCACCGTATCGTCTACCCAACAAAGCCCTGATCTCTATACCAGGTGAGTATGATAATTGGATGAGTGTAAGTTCATGGGTCAGTGATAAGGGCTTACACCTGTGCCGTAACTTCAAGTGTGAAGAGTATAGTGACACTACCTATTGTATCACTTGTACTATGACCGCACTCTCAACAGACAGTAGTCATGTAGAATACCTACTCTCCTCACCTACATGGAGGCCCTTGTTCTTTAGGTTACGTATCAACCTACTTAGGGTATCACATGAACTCAACCCCCAATTCGTAAAGGACTTCTTCTCTTGGCGTATAGCCAAACTTCCCCTGCTCACGGAAGCATCACGTATATCCACCTTCTCATTAGTCCATACCGACGGACGACCATACTACCCAGGTTACGCATCGTACCAAGCTGTCCAAGCCATGTTGAAGTTCTTATATTTATCCTCAGTCCAGGACCGATTACTGAGCATAGCCCATATGTGGAACAGTCATCAATACTGGAAGTTAGCATATGATAATCATCAGTTATACTACCAACAAGATATACCTGAAGGTAGGAAGGTAGCTGATACAATAGGTGGTGCGCCTCAAGACAGGATGTGGTCAATCAAGTAATGGCCCGTCCTTATACTACCACTAACCATATACGACAACTTATCCTAAAGGAAAAGGGTCTTGAGTACTACCAACTTAGAGGAAAGAAAGGTACAAATCGTAGGCTTGTTTGTTCTACTTGCCATAATCTAGACCCTTACTGTAGCAATCGTAATAACCATACTCGCAACCGGGTAAGGGTATATAAATGCCCAAAGTGTACGTCAGAATCTATAACTGCACTTGAATCTTGGGACACCTACCTATGTATTACTTGTCGCCACACCTTTGACCAACATGGTAGCCCAACTAAGAGAGTAGTAACTAACCCTATTGTGGAAGTAGAGGAACTCTAATACCATCAGTAATATTTGAAGATTTACCTACCTTCATGGCATGGGATCCACCCAATATAACTAACCTAGTAGGCACATCCCAACAGAACCTCGTAGTACCAGGCTCACGTACTATTATCTATGGACAGTGGCAGACATGGAAGTCTATGCTTACTATGGATATGGGGTACTCATTAGCAACAGGTGAACCTTGGCTTACGTTCCCTACTCTCAAGTCTGGTGTTGCCATCCTACAAATTGAGATCCCTAAGTATATGTTCCAGCAGAGGATGGTATCGTATCTCACTTCACGTAATATGATTATGCCTCCTAACCTGTTCGTAGCTAGCGAACCGTTCTATAAGATGGATGCAGGCCCACAGTACGATCTTGATACTCAACTAGTAATGATGACTCGTAACTATGGAGTCCGAACCATCATTATAGATCCCCTATATCGTACTATCTCACGAGACGTCAACAATAACCATGAGGTATCACGTCTACTAGATTTTATAGATGAGAAGATTATTGGTATACATGGGCTGGCTGTAATTTTAGTAGGTCATACTAAGAAACCTAGTGGAGATGAGGAGATAGGCGAAGATGGTCGTAACCTACAACATGAACTCATCGGTGCTTCCTTCTTAGCTAACTGGGCTGACTCACTTGTATCAGTACAGCACACTAACCCTATGTATGATGAGATAAAGTTGACCTTTGAGAAGACACGCCATGCTTTGGTTCGTATACCACCTAAAATAATAAGAGTGCATCGACCTACACTTACGTTTATGGAACAGGCCAGTATAAATATAGGAGTATGATATGGGAATAATGAGTGAACTTTTGATACAGTTGCAAGAAGAGATGATAGAAGGTGCACCGTTCTGTAAGTGCCCCTTTCATCAGTGTGTAACTGTAACCAATGCGGATGTATGTGCTTGGTGCTATATGATGTGTTCACCTACTGCTGAGGATCCTGCTCGTAGTATAGGTGAGCTTGAAGGCATGGAGTACGATGATAAAGTTCGTGATGCCTATGATATGCTGTCAGAAATTGACCACTACAATTCGGAAGAGGTAGGCTACATCAAATATAACTAGACCTGTTATCTTCAATGCGAACTGGAGATATAATAACACATTTATAGCATAACAAAGGATAGTATATTGTTTTATACAGATGACTATTACGGACACAACTAGATGGTACCCTTCGTCCCCTTTCCACCAAACCAATCAGTAGATCAGAGGCACTGGAAAGAACTGATGATAAAGGAAATCCTACCAGGAGCCGTGAAGGAACAGACTCAAGCAGGGATGGAACTGAACCAAGCCTTGACAGAGATGAGTCCACCTCCTAACACTAATTGTTTAGGGGATGCTGACGCCTATGTAGTTGGATGCCTCAACCTTAGGAACGTCAAGTTATACCCTGTATTCCTGTGGCCATGGATAGAGATGAGAGAACGTGGTATTCCTATCTCATACCGTAAACAGATGGTAGTATGGCTATGTTCTAATTGTCGGCAGCTTGAGCGTGACAAGAGGAAGACCGCATGGGTTAGAGGTGTGGTAGCTAAAGTACATAGGTCACCTAGTTCCATACGACCGTTGTATGAACAAAACCGCACCATCCTCAAGACCATGGTATCCAATGTAAGGGATACACAGATAGATTTATTCTCTAAGTTACTATCAGCCGTTACAGATACTGAAATAAAAGTAGGTGAACATCAATTACCTACCATAATTGAAAACCTAGTAGTCAACATTGATACCACTCAACTAAGAACACTAGGTATAATCCATATCAAGTCCTTCGATGAATCTCTGTTATCGTGACTTTGCATTATTATATCTCCTATTGACATTGAGTATAACAGGAAGGAGTACCTAATAAATAAAGTATATATAAAAGACCTAAGTTGACAAGGATATGCCTATGTGTTATACTGAATAATATCACCCAGCACGCATCAATAGAAAGGTACAGGTTGGGCGATTACATGGCTATATTAGTGGCTTGGGTTGTAAGTGCAATCGTAGTAGTCACTATGGTAAAGAAAGGATGACCATTATATGGTCGAGCAACTAAGGGCAGCTATCAAGCTGCGAGGGTTAGAAGAGAGTGGTGGCCCACAGACACCACTTAGGGACTTTGTCGGGAAGTTGGAATCATGGGAACCTGTTACTGTTCAGGGTCAACAGAACACCTATGTAGTGGTAAGGTTCAATTACACTGAGTTACAAGTAATTGTCTCAGCCACTCCATACACCTTCCCCCATGGCACCATTGAGATTAGCTCTAGTACTAGGGCCAACTCACGGTGGGGTATCTTCGCTAAGTCAGCGGTAAGCTTTATACCACCAGCTGAGGAACTAGATTACTTGGTTGGTAGGTATCAGCGGATGGGATTCACACCTGGGCATATGCTGCCTCGTAATGTGAATGGATCATGGAATGATGTAGCGACAGATTCCTGGGAGTGTATGGGTCTTGGTGACACTCCAGCTGGGTTAGCTGAGATTATAACTGGTGTATCACCAGCAGCAGGAGGAGGAATTACCCCTGCGACTCCATCTCTAGCAGCGGCACAAGGAAAGTCAGCAAGAGATGCAGCTATTGAACTACTGGTTGGCAGTAATGTCACGGTATTCAACATGGCAGCACTCAACAATGACTTGATAAAGACTGACACCGACTTAGTCAACTCTATCATGGCCAAAGGTGAGTCAGCTGGGGATGCTTCTATCTTTATTGATGAAGTAATCAACGCTGGCCTGGTCACCCGAGGAGATGACGGGGTGTACGCCAAAGCTTAGTCTCAAGTTTGTCCTTGTAGGTTGAGGTTCTACGTCTAAGACTCATATGGGGTGGGCTTAGGCGTAGTCCTCAAAACATAAGGTAGGGCCAGAGTGCCCTAATAGAAGGAGTGGCCATTGTGCCAGCAACCCAATTCATCTGTCCTGATGGTCAAAGGATAGATATAAACCAGTGTATTAGTGAGTGTAGGATGGCTGAGCGTTGTCTCACCCTACCCACCCTGCTAAAGGCAGCAGAGACAAGAGAGTGGGATGGTACACCCCACGTAACCAATTTGATAGGTGGTACTTTACAAGAGTGGTTACAGATCAAGCATGATTATGCTATAGATCCTAAAGGTACCATGTATGCTCAATTAGGTACAGCTTATCACTCCATGTTAGAAGGATTCGCTCAAGAGTTAGAGATACCTGCTGAGATAAACTTCAACAGACCAGGTGTTATTCAGGGTACAGCAGACTTACTACAACCTATACCCGATAGTGACGGTGGCGTCTATGATCTTATAGACTATAAAACCTGGGGTTCATACCGGATAATGAAATCATTAGGTATAAGGAAGAAGAAGAATCCCAACCACCTTGGTACCGACCGCAGGCATGCAGACTATTGGACTTATTACCAGGACCCACAGTCAGTAGACAACCGCGATACTGAGTTACAGTTGAATAAGTACCGTATTGAGTTAGAGAAAGACGGATATCCTATACGCTACATGTTCGTGCAGGCTACTTGCCGTGATGGTGGGTTACAGTCAGCTAAAAATTTAGGTGTAGTTGAACAGGTGTATATGATACCTATAAACCCTATACCTGATGAAGTAGTTGAACAATTTTTTACTGCCAAAGCTGCAATCCTAAGGATCCACCTTGAATCAGATAGTATGCCTGACATATGTACTCAAGAGGAGAGGTGGAACAATGACGCCAAGTGCAGGCGGTACTGTGATGTAGCACAATTCTGTCCCAACGGTAGGAATTATGTCAAAGTACCAGTATCAGCTCCATCTTCAGAGGCTGAAGTAATTGATATCTAAAGATAATAAGATCCTAATTCAAGGCTCACTAGGTGGAGACCATCAGGTTATAACCATTAGTGAGTCTGTATTCATAGTTGAAACCACTGTCACTAAGTCCAGTCGTATTGGGTTAGATAATACTTCTACTAAGTTAGATGTAGTGTTTGGCATAAGTGACCTCAATAAAGTAATAGATAAGAGAGAAGAACTTGAGCGGATTTATAATTGGGCTGGATGGCGACGAGAAGACAGGCAAGACAACCCTGGCCCTGACGTTTCCTAAACCCATCTGTATATTCACCTTTGATAAGGGTGGGTTTGAGCGAGCAGCTTGTGATTTAGATGGTAGCCCATTACCACAGTTCAGGGAACTAATGGAAACTCATCAGATCTACAATTATGACTTGACTCTACCTATGCAGGCACAAGGGGTAGAGACAGCACTAGGTGCATTGAAGGCCAGGCTACCTGGACAAGGTACTAACCTGGCACAAGTGCGAGAAGCTGTCAGTAATGTTGGGCAAGTAGTCAAACAATCTAACATGGTAATAGGTACTAAGGAATTATGGTATGAATTCTTACAGAACCTAGTGTTTGTATTAGAAGGTCACTTCCCCGATGGTACACCTGGACTCAATGCCAAGACTATAGTGTTCGATAGTGGTACCCAACTATGGAATATATGTCATAGGTCTGTACTTCAGGAGAAACAAGAGCGGGCACAAGGTCAGAATAGCTGGCGTGAATCCCTTATATCTATTGAGTATGCTGAACCAAACTCTCGTATGAGCGCTATCATACATGCAGCTAGAGATGCGGGGGTCAACTTAGTCTATATCAACTATGTTAGGGATAAGTACGGTAAGATACTAGATGATAGAGGTAGGTTGGTGGACTCCATTGTTGGAGTAGAGAGAGATGCTTGGTCAAGGTTTGGTCGTGAAGCTGATCTAGCTATTGAGACTAGGTTAGAAGATATAGCTGGTGATAAGAAAGTACCACATGGTAAGGTTACCCTTAGTGGGTTAGACCTCAATGCCTATGGTATGGACCATGATTGGCCTACGTGGTGGAAGTTTTACCGAATGATTCACATGAGCAGGACCGGTGAGATGTTACCTGAGGAGGAACCCACTGACTCTACTAATTGATGTGCATGAGAATATTAGTATAGTACAGGAGTTAGGTAAGTCCATACCTGTAGCTATACAACCGCTCAACGCTAATGGTTGGGCGGATTTTTCATGGATCGGGATAGACGGAAAGAGAATTCAAATTGAGCATAAACAATGGAATGAGTTTATTGCAGAGTTCCCTGCCCACGTGGAAGAACAACTCCGAAGGCAGATCACAAAAAGTGATGAGCACTACCTTCTCATTGAAGGCTGGCCTCTTGATACGGTATATGGTGTTGACACTTACAGTGAGGAAGTCAGCAAGAAGGGTACGACTTACTTTAGACGGTCACGTACTTATGGTAGTAAAGCACGTCCACGTTCAGGACTCATGCAAGGTATCTGTACATGGATGGACAAGATGGAGCGACTCGGAGTCACAACAATCTGCACACCTAGCCGAAGGTGGATGTTATCTCACATTACTGCAATCTATGCTGGAACTCAGCGTATCGAGTTTATTGGATGGGATAGATATCACAAACCTATTGTTCACCCTAAGTCCAGGAACAAGCATGTCCCAATCCTTATGGGAGTCCGAGGTATCGGAGAAGTTAGTGCGCTTAGATTGGTGGAATGGTACGGATCAAGTGGCGCTGCTTTCCGATCTTCTATAGAGGAGATGAGTGAAGTATTAGGGTGGAATGGAGCGGTTCAATTTTTCAAGGAGATAGGTGCAGATGACGCAGGAGGATAGGATTGCTGAGTTCTTGGCAATACAGGCAGGTAGTACACACTTTGCAGTACTACCTCTAGCTAGTGAGTTTGCTAAAGGTAAGCCAAGACATTATTATAAGGGTGAGGAGGAGACAGATTGGATTGAATTCTCCACTGTCCCTGCTGACGCCAATGAAAGAAAGAAATGGTTTGCTGAAGGCTCTATGGGCCATCCTGCTAAGGCTAACATAGAGATGATGCGTTCCATCTGGCGTCATGTTGGTAAGCCAGGTGAAGTACTCATGGATTTCTTTGGTGGTACAGGCACTAGCATGATGGCTGTACTAGAGGGGTATAAAGTTATCCTGTGTGAACTAGAGCCTACCTATATAGACCTCATCAAGCAAAGTATAGTCAAGATCAGTGAGTTGAGCGGTCAGGATATAGGCGCTAATGTATTACTACTTGAAGGCGATAATAGAATTACCATACCAACAGCTAAGCGAGAAGCATTCCTCAAATGGGGTAATCCTGACATCCACCACATAATGGGTAGTCCCCCATATGCGGCAGTACTTAGTGTATCTAAACCTAAAGCAGAATCAACCAAACATCTAGCTGGATCTTACTCTGAGTCAATCCAAGTCTATAGTGACCACCCACGATCCATAGGTAAACTCAATAAGTTCCAATACAACCATGAGATGACCAAAGTATATCGTGCTTGTTACGACGCATTGGTACCAGGTGGTACACTCACCACCATCATGAAAGACTTTATGAAGGCTGAGGAGAGGCAATACCTGAGCAAGTGGTTTGAGAAAGTATGTACGCAAGATGCTGTTGGTTGGAAGGATGGTAGCCCTCATTTCAAAACCTTACAGTGGCATAAGCGTCATAGCCCAGGTACAGGGTACCTAAAGCTACATGAGAGTAGAGGGTTTGAGGTAGTTTTGGATGAAGACATAGTTATATTTGGGAAAGAACTATGAGACCTGACTGGGATACATACTTCACATGGCTAGCTCGGACTATAGCCCTTAGAGCAGACTGTCATGGTTCACACTATGGCGCCGTACTAGTATATGAACACAGAGTAGTGTCCACTGGGTATAATGGTACTGCCCAGGGTCAAAGGAATTGTTCTGATGATGGTTGCCATAGGTGCTTACAAAGGAAGAATGGTAGCATAAAGTCAGGTGACGAGCTTGACTTATGTGCTTGTATCCACGCTGAATCTAATGCTGTACTATATGCACAGTTACATGGATTTGTATCCTTTAGTGAGTCACACTTGTATGTGGCAGGTAATGGACCGTATAAAAACCTATGCCGTAGATGTACCGAACTAATAGTAAATGTAGGTATCCCACTAGCCCATCTAAACGGAGAAATAATATATGCCGTTGATTGATTATGGAGGTTGGTATTATCTTGGTACTTACCAAGGTATGGATATAGATTATAGCCACCAATTATTATCTACTACTCAAAAGTTCATAGCAGTTGATATTGAAACTATCTCTCTAAAAGACCGTACTATTATAGGTATTGGGATTAGTATATCACCTGAGCATGGATGGTATTTTAGCTGGCTCAAAGAAGGTGGACTAGAAGAATTTCCATGGAACCTTATGGAAAATCCATCTGTTATAAAAATTATGCACAACTCTATGTTCGATGCCCCAGAGATATGGCAGCAGTGCGGTCATCGCCCCATATGGCCTATACTAGATAGTATGATTGCCTGTACCACCTTTGGACTACCAGGTAAACTCAAGACTTTAGCCGCAGCACTAGACTTAGAAAAGGATGATGGCTCAGAGATACAAGATATAGAGGATGTTCTGCCAAAAGGCAAGACAATGCTAGATATCCCTGAGGTAATTACTGCAGAGAAATGTATATGGG